AAATCTGCTGAAAAGACATCAGTAATATTTAGTGTTGTAACAGAAGTAGCAGTAGTTTCATTAATTAATCTTAGGTTACTCATATCTGTTTTACTCCATAGAGTTTTATGTTTGCTTGTGTTATGTTTGCAGTATTGCCACTTCTAATTCTTATACCATCTACTAAACTTGCTTGTGGTAAAACAAAACCACCAAATCCATAACTTGCACCAAATCCACCAGTTGCCATTTGAGTTATATGAAAAGTTGAAAAACTGTATTTGCTAGAATTGTTTAAATTGTAGAAATAAATATATCCATTAGTTAAAAAATTTGTTGTATTACCTGCTTGAATAGAAATAACAGGTGTTGCAGTTCCTGTGCTTTTTTGTTCTCCACTACTACCACTAGATGTTCCATATTGTTGTGCATATTGATACACACTTGCAGTTTCTAAAACTCCACTTTCATATAATTGAGAAGATAAATATTCATTACCACTTGCATCAGAAAATAACATATCATCAATTTGTATTTTATGAACATCATATTTGCTACCTTTGATAGAAGTAAAATCAACACTTGCTACTGCACTAGATACAGTTTGTTCTTCAATAAGTTCTAATGAGCCACCAAGTTTTCCTACAGCAGAAAGTTCAGCTGCATCATTAATGGATAGTATTCCTGAATTTCTTACTGTTTGGTCAGCAGCTGTCCCTAAATAGCCATAAGGCATATTGTCCTCCTAAGTTATGTGTAGCCAAGAAACAAAGAGTTCTATGGTGGATGTAGCGTCAGCTTTAGCTTGTACTTTATCCCCAGTTTCTAAAACTAGCTTTGATGTTCCTGCGATTTCAACCGATGTGCCATTAGGCACTGTTAACTCGTGTGTTATTTCTGATTGTCCTGATGTGCCATCAACTATTTCAACAGTTACAGTTCCATCATTGGAAGCGTGTATGTTGGTAGCTCTGACAGTTAAGACAATACCTGTTCCAGTAACAGAAGCAGCTGTGATAGCGTCCTGATATGAAGCAGTCAAGTCGAGATAACCATTTTTGAATGTATTCGCCATTATTCTTCTCCTAAATTATCCAAGTGCAATCACAAGACCAATGTCTGCGAAGCCACCTGCATCTAATAAACTTTGTACTGATACTTTTTTGATGTTGTTGCTATCTGAAGCATCTGCAATCATAACTTCATCTGAAGCACTTGCTGTAACGCTTGACTGACCTGTTACATCAACATTTACTGTGACAGTTCCTGAAGTACCACCTCCTGAGATACCAGCACCAGCTGTAACCCCAGTTATGTCTCCATCATTTATGATGTCTGAGACCAAAGCTTTCTTTGTAGAGCCATCAGTAACATCTTCAATAACTACATAGTCGGTTGGAACTGCTGTAGCTGTTGAGAGTTCGTTTGCATCAAGTGCGATTGTTATATCTCCACTTGTACCTCCACCTGATATTCCATTTCCAGCAGTCACGCCAGTAATGTCAGCTGTCAATGATGTATTCGTCCAAGCTGAGCCATTGTAGTATTGCAGTCCTGCACCACCACCTGAACCAGTTGTGTCTAGTAAATAACAAAACTGACCATTTGTTGGCGAGGTTATGCCTGTGGTCGCGTTGTCTCTAGCAGCAGGGTTAGCAAATATGTATATAGCCCTATTGACTAATTCCTGCCAAATATTGACATCAATCAAGTCTCCTGTTGAATAGTTCGGTTTATATGCCATTAATTTCTCCTAATAATTACCAAGCTAAGTTGGTATCTTCGCCTAATCTTGATGAACCTATAATCCAAGCACCAGTTTCAGCACCAGCACTTGTAGATAAATTCCAACTCCAAGTTTTGTTACTTGCATCAATAGTGTGTCGTATAGATTCAATATGAACTCCGAACTCCATTGTTGTTGAAGCTGGGGTAGGTATCTTGACAGTTATTTTGTCGCCAATCTCTCTACCTAAAGCGTGAACCCATAAGCCTGAATTACCAACTGGGTTTAAAACTAAACCCTCAACTCTTGGCGATGTATTTTCAAACTGAGCCAATCTCTGTTGTGCTATCTGCAAAGCATCAGAGTCTGAAACATTGAGTGTGTCAGTTAGCGTATTTTGTCTCGCTCCAAACTCATCAATAGAGTTGTTGTTTTGGACAAGCTGCTCTGTTCCACCAGTTCTCGTTACAGATACGATGTTCACAATTCTTGTCTCATCAAAGTTTGTTATAACATCAGAAAAAGGTAGTTCTCCTACGCCATTCCCAAAAGTTACATTGGATGCAAACTGTTGTGTTCTTTTATAATTTCTATCTCTAAAGATTGCGTTTCCATTAGCACCAATAAAGAATTGACCTTGTTCAGCTGATTCAACATCTCTTAGAGCAGATAACAAATTTGTTGTAGCTGGTACACCACCTTGAACTTGCAAGTCGCCAGTTGAAATAGTTGTCTCTGTTGCATCAAGTCCAAATGCACTGAGCAATCTTGAGACTCTTGCAGAAGATAGTTCTTGTTCATCTGCATAACCAAGTCTTGCTGAACCAACTACAGAACGAGAAGTGTTACCAAGTAACCAACCCCTTGAACCTATAGTGTTTAGGTTTAGCAGTTTAAATAAATCAACAGCTTGAACTCTTACTGTTGCATCAACACCTTGACCTCCAAAGCTTTCAGGATATCCAGTGATAAATCCTGTATAAAGTCGGTAAGTCGTTCCATCATAAGTAGCTGATACTCTCAACTTTTTAAATGGCTTAACTTTTGTCTGTCCTGTTGCAGTGTCATAATATGGACTGTTTGTATTGAGAGGGTTGAACCTGTCATCAAGGTTAGACAATACTATAGAACAGTTACCTGTTTGAAACTCATCTAATGCGTGTTGTCTTCCACGATTTGTCTCAATACTTCTGACATAAGTACTAACATCTGTATAACTCTGCGTTGTATCTAGTGGATTAGAGTCAAATGCAATTTCAACTGTGAGAGCAACATCTGAGTTGAAAGCAACACTCATAAGAGTATTCTCTTGCCTTGTTTTTGAAGATTTATTATTGCGTCCTGAGTTACAGTCTCAAATCTCTCACCACTGATGTTCAATGTTGTAAATATTTTCACAGGTTGCACTTTGCCACCACCTGAGGAACTACTTGAACTATCATTGCTACCTCCAGCAACATCTCCAAGAGTTGGAGGAGGCTCAACATTAGAAGAGCCATTGTTGTTTCCACCAACAGAAGGAGCAGTAAAACTAGAACTTGTTAATCCAGCATTTGCAAAAGCATTTTGTATTTCAGCTATTTTTCTACCAGTTATCTCTGAAAGCTTCTCAAGGGTCTCTTGAAATGTCCCACCACTGAATTGTCCAAAAGCCTCTTCTAATCTCTGTATTGCAGATGCCTCTTGAAGGATATTTTCTGCAGATATTTTAGATGCTTCAGCTAAATCTTTCTTTGCTTGAATCTGCTCATCACGAGCTTTCTTTTGGTCTTCTATAGCTTCAGCTAAATCCTCTTCGGCTTTTTCAACTTCTTTGACTGCATCAAAATAAATCTCAGATTGCTCTGTTGATTCAGATATTGCTTCAGCCAGTTCTCTTTCTGCAATCGCAAGTTCGAGTTCCATTTTTCGAGAACCATCTTGAGCTTTTGTTAGCTCATCAACTTCTTCTCGAAGTTTTATAATTGCTAGTTCTTCATCCTTAGTGACATTAGTTCCAGCTTTTTGAAGTAATGTAGCTTTTTCCTGTGCAGCTGCAAGTTTTGCCTGAGAGTGAGCAACTTGGATATTTGCTTCTTCAAGTTCGCCAGTAGCTTCCTCTAAACGCTCTTCTTCACGCTTTCCTTTTTCCTGAAGACCACTCAAAGTCTTGATAGCACTAAGAGCTGAACCCATAGCATCTGTGTATTTGTTGAACTCTAATGCAGACATTTCATATGTCTCAGCTTGTTCGCCAACAGCATCAGTATTGTCTTCGATTGCATCAGTTGAATCTTCTGTTGTATTAGTTAGGTTATTAATACTGTCTGCAGTTTCATCAACAGCCTCTCCTGTAGATTTATATTTCTGTTGGCTTTCTTCACGCCTTTTGTTGAGCCTTTTTTCTTCCTCATTAGCCTCACGAATAGATTCTGCATAATTATGGATTTTATCCATCAATCCTTCAGTCTCTCCACCTAGCTTCTCGAATATTGCCATTAGTATGTCAGAGCTTTTTATAAAGTCGATAAATTTTCCAACCATATGAAAGAAGATTGTTCCCAAGTCTTGAAATAATTGAAATGATTTTTTTAGTCCTTTGAGAATATCATCCCCAAACTTATCTAAGAACTCTTGAACAGCGACAACACCTTTTGAAAAAGCATCTACCAATATCGGCAGAATGTCTTGTGCAAGTTTTGATAATATAGGCAACACTCCTGAAACAGCAGGAAGGAGTTCTTGCCCCATTTCCAAACCTGTTTGTCGTAGTTCTGCTTTTAGTCTTCTAGTAGTGTTAGCAAAAGAATCTTGTGTTGCGTCTAAATCGCCAATTGCATCAGATGAAGCTTCAGTTATCAAAGCAACTGTTGCGTGTGCTTTTTCTAAGTTAGTCAACTCCTTGACAGATGACTTGTTTGTCATCTCTAATGCTTTTTGTTGAACATCAGTTTCTTTGATGACAATACCTAAACTTTTTAGAGATTCTCTTTCTCCTGTCAATGCAGAAGTCATAGCTCTAACAGCTTGTTCAGCTGGAATGTTCTTTAGAGAACCAATGTCTCCAGCTAACTGTGCGACTGTCTTTGATAATTCGGCTGACTCTTCAGCAGTTGCACCCATAGCGTTTGTGACACCACCTGTGAACGATAAAAGTTGTTGTAGTTCAGAAGTTGTGAAACCTGCTTTATTAGCGAAGTCATCAACGAATGAACCTAAAGATTTCTCAGCTTCTTTGAATGTAACTTGAAAAGCGTTTGCACTTTCTTCAGCATCAGAACCAAGTTCAAGAAGTTTCACACCAGCTGCAGCTGCTCCAGCAGTTAGAACTAAAGCACCTTGTGAGGCAACTTTCAATCCAGTCCCAAGACCCTTCATACCTTTTGATGCAATGTCTCCAACTCCACTAAGTTTATTTAGTTGAGACTGTGCTGACTTGACTCCTCTTGTGAGAGCTTCAGTATTTAGAGCTATAGAAAGCTGTATAGGTGTTCTACCTCTTTTAGCCATTGTTTCTCATCCTTATGAAATTTGATAATTGTTCTGAGTATTCTTGAAGTTCTCCAAAACTATATAGCTCTAACTCATATGGTTTGATGCCATAAAAATGAGTTAGGGCAGGAAGACTTTTTCGCCATTCTGCCCTTAGGCTTTTGGGATGTCTCCATCAATTTCATCTTGTGTCTTTACTGAATTTATATTTAGTTGACCTAAGATATCATCGAACTTTATTTTGTTATCTTCTCGTTTAGCAATAATATAAACTATTGCTCCAAGAACTTCCATATCAAGCATTGAAGCTTGACCTATTGCCTCCATTGCACCAAGTCCTGTGAGTTTTTTTATTTCTTTCCACTCCAGACCAGTGATATCTGAATAGTCCATCAGATATTGTTTCTCTCCAATCACAATGACTGGATATTCATTATTTTCTGACATATGTCCTCTAATTCAATTTAGAAGGAAGGATGGAGGCTTCTGCCTTTCCATAGAGTCTTCCTACTAATTTATCTAATTGTTTTATATAGTCTGCTTGTAGTTGTGGCAGCTTCTCAGCAACGACAGGGAAGATAAAATAACCTTCTTTTCGTTGTGGTTTCCACAATTTTCTTTTCAATGGATTTCTTACTTTTAGAGAAGCAGAAGCTCCAAGTTTTTTTGTCCCTACAGATTTTCTTATTGTTGTTCCATAGGGATTGAATCCACCGAACTCAACCAATCTTGCATATGGGTGTTTTGCTGGTGTTCCAACTCGTACAACTACTCCTGCTTTGAGTTTCGCTGAACGAACAGAACTTGCTAACGCACCTGAGTCTTTTGGTAGTTTTGACTTTATGTCACTAACTACTATTTGACCAAAGTTTTGGTTGAATTGTTTGTAGAGGTCAGTTGCTTCTTTTCCTAACTGGTCAATCAGCTTGACTTGATAGGCAATATCTACTCCTGATACTTCAATGAGAGTATCAAGTCCTTTGATTTTGCTTTTTAGTCTTGACCTCTTCGACACTAGCTAATTGATGCTCTAGTGATTGCACCAGTAACTAACAATGAAGCTGAGAAAGACACTTTGTCTGAAGCTGAGCTGTCGATTGTGTAGTTAGTGATAAGTGCATTGCCAGTGTATTTAGG